CTTTTCCGTTCTTCTTAATTCTCATTTTAATATTTTTTTAAATAATCTTATTTATTAATAAATATATATATAAATAAAAAAAGTCAATTATTAATATTTTTATTTTATTTCTGTACTACCAAATTGGTGTTTTGGTGTGTAGGGACAATGTAAACAACCATTACCACAACAACTACCTCTTCTATGGTGATAAGATTCTGTCATAACCATATTACCATCATCACCATAGTAAAAATCTGTAGGAAGGAGTTTAGGTTTAATAAACTCCTTCACATACAAATCAAATATCCAATCTTTTGACGTGTTATTCATTTTAGTTAATTTCACAAGCTCCACCTGCACAAGCTAACTCACCACTTAAATCAGTTTCGTCAGTTTCTTCTACAATTAGAGACAAATCAATGTTATTTAAATGTTTTAACATTTCATTATAGGTATCTTCAGTGATGTCCTCAAAAGGGGCTTGTGTATATGTACCACCATTATAAGGTAATACAGACAAACCATTATAATGTTCTTTGTTTGTCCACATCCATTCACCAGCTAACCCCCAATCTTCTTCTTTAAGTGATATAGTAGCAGAAACATTGTGAGTGTTAGAACCATTTCTGTGTCCACTTTTTACCCATTCTGTTGCCACTTTCTTAACCCTTTCTAAAAGGTCGAAAGGTGATTCAGTTCTTAATATAGAACCCTTTGGTGCTTTTTGTGGTATGGTAATAATTGCAGTATCATGTGATCGGAAGAAATCATCTTCTAACAATTCTGGATGATTAACAATTAAATATTTATATATTGATTCGTTTTTACCTACTCTAATTCTTCTAATATAATAATCATTGTGCCAAGCATGTATTCCTGATGATGTACCTAAAGTTAGAGATGTTGTCCCAGCAGGTTTCACTGTAGTACACCTAGCAGATTTATTAATACCAATAAGTTTAGCAACTTTACTATTTTCTCTTTTTACAATATCTGCAGATTTTTCTAAGTCATAACCTAACACAACTCCACTACCTATTCCTGTCATAGAAACACCTATTAGAGCGTCTTTCTCTGTGGTTTCTTGCCATATCTCCCTAAGATAATGAAAGTCCGTATAACCCGCTTGTAACGTTCCTATGAATGCTGCAGCTTTAACTCTTTCGTTTAGGTCTTCTTGTGATTCTATATTTGAAACGTTAACTTCACATAGATTACAGAATTGGAATGGTCTTAAGGCAATCTCACAACAAGGATTAGTTCCCCATTCTTTATCATTAGATAAATAAATTCCTGGTTCACCAGCACCAGACAATTCAATTCTTTTCCACAACTCCATAAAAAATTGTTTAGTAATTTTATGCCTAATGAGAACTGCTGAATTATTTGATCTACCTCTTTGTGGATTAGTTTCCCACCAGTTACCTGATTTACAAGAAATCATTTCATCATCATCTGCACTAAATAATGAAATTAAAGCTGCCCTACGAATACCACCAGCTAACACTGCATCTGCAATATGACACACAATGTCATGTGTTTCAAGTGTAGTTAATTTTTCACCATCAGATTTATTTTCTAAAATACCTGTTATCTTAACAATACATTCTTTTAGTGGTTGAGGTCCTGGTGCTTTACCACCAGAAGTGACTAATCTAGCACCCTTTGCTCTAATATCGGAAAAATCAAATTCTATAGTAGAACTTCTTTTATCACCAATATATGACTTCATTAATACTTTAATAGAATCTGCCCAACCTTCGATAGAGTCTCCAATTAAGAATCTTCTTTTTCTTTTAGTATATGGTTTATTAATTGGTTGTAATTTTTCCACATGATGTTTTTGGACTGAGTACCCCACACCTGTACCACCTAAAAGTAAAAACATTGTTTCACTAAAGGATTCAACTGCGTCAATAGGTAAAAACGCACAATTATAAACTCTGTTTGGTGATATCTCAATAGACTTACCAGCAAATTGCATCGACCTCATCGATGGTAAAACTTTTTTATCGTGTACTAATTTATACTTCTCTTCTATTTCCCCTTTTAATTCTGGATACTTTTTAATATGCATATTTTTATTTCTTGTAACTAATTCATCCCAAGTTTCTCTTCTATTTAATTCTGGAACATACTTAGCATATTTCATATACACTGTAATTTCTGATAGTATTTTATTTGATATATTCATCTTCTTATTCTTATTATTTAATTTTAATTATTTTAAATTTAAGGGTTAGCATTCCCTTAACAATATAGTCACACATTGTTTAAATTAGATAACTTTATTAGTTACCCCCCTAAACTTTCTCTTTTTTTATTTATAACGTCCGTTATAAAGTTTGCATCTTTTTTCTTACTACCTTTTTCAAAGTCTAAGAAAGATACGTCACTAGAATCATTGGTGTCAATTACAAGTGTTCCATTATCAAATAAAATATCTTCAAATATAACCCCATCTTTACCGAATCTAGATTTAAGAATCGCCATAGTTGCTCTACCTTCTTCTTTTTGTTCTAAAGTTTTGGCTATTGAAACAATAAAATGTCCGATTTGTCCCTTTTTAATTGACCCACCAATCATATCCGCTTGTACTACATTAGCACCAATAGAACTTCTATTCCCCTGTATCGCAGTCCAACCAACAATATCCAATTCAGATATCATAGTTTCGAATTGTCTCATAACATTACCTTCACCTGTCCACTCATCTTTAAATTGTTTGGTAGGGGCGATACAATCAATATAATCCACAAATACGACATCTGGTTTCATACCATTAGATGTTAATTTCCTTAGATATTGTTTAATCTGAGGTATTGTGGTACCATCACTAGCCATTTTCTTTAGAATAAGATTACCATTTTTACTCTTAAGAGTCGGTAATATCTTTTTAACTTCTTCTTTGTTTTCTGTTAAATTACTTAAAGGTATTTCAGTCCAACATGTTAAATGTTTTCTCTGTATAACTTTTGGGTTATCTTCAAAGAATATTTGAACTACGTTGTATCCTAAATTATAAGCAGTATTAGCCATTCTAGTGACTAATGTTGTTTTACCCACACCAAAGGGTGCTAATATAACACCTAACTCACCTTTAGCTAACCCACCATCCATAAGGTTGTCTAATCCTACTATACCAGTTTGAATTGGGGATCTGAAATCATCACTTAACACATCTTCTATAGCATGAAACACATCTATACCATTGTCAGTGACATCACCAATAGTTAAAGCTTGTTTTAATATTTCCTCACACTCTTCATATCTATCAAAATCTCCAGTATCTAATATCTTTTGAATCTTTTGATTAGCCTTCTTAAGTTCTTGTTGTTTGCAGAACTTAATGGCAACTTCTTGTGTATGTAAACAATCTTTACTATCAGAATTTTGAATTTCTTTAACCATTTCTAAAGCTGACTCTCTAGCAATATCTCTTCGAACTTCAGCCTTAATAATTTGATTTATGGTATCGTATGTAGGGATAGTTTCATAATTATCCTTATAATCTTTAACACTAGCAATAATTAATCTTATATACTCGTTGTCAAAATAATTAGGGGAAACTAAATCTATTATACTCTCTGAAAACTTAGTGTCCTCAACCATTTGTTTAACTAACTTAGTCTGAAAACTATACCCTAAATAACCTAAATTCTTAACTTCTTTTTTATCCATAACTCTTTTTAGTTTACTTCTTAATAAATATACGGTCTAACTTATAATTCCCATATTCTTTTGTATAATTTTTCTGATTCAACCCCTGTTGAACTTGATCAATGATTTTAGGAAGAATTTTTCTTATGTCCACATCGTATCTTACTTGTGGTGGATAGTCATTACCAGTAAAAATCTTTTCTACTACAATTTTTTTATTATGTAAAATCTGAAAAGTGAAAAAATCTTCTTCTTCGTAAATGTCTTTTACCTCAACATCAGTAGACACATTCTCCTCAGCAGTACTGTAAAAATATGGGTTATAATATTTGTACATATAATCATATGTTTTATTTTTAAAATGTAACTTAAGGATATCAACACAATCATCTACTAATTCTTTCAACTCTATTGAATTAAAGGAGTCTTTATTAAAATTGTATATAGGGAAATTCCTACCTACAATTGGGTTTCCGTTTATTAGGAATAAAAATTCATACGGAAATGTTTTATACACTTTTTTCATCTTTCTCTGTTTTTGTTTTTAAATAATAATTTTTTTCTTTTTTAATAATTCTTAGGAATGGTTGTAAAAAGTTTATATACCCATCTCTCCCTCCTGGTAACGCCATCATCACACCATCTTCTATCATCATATTGATTACATTCTTAGTCTCTCTATCTTCTGGATCAATAGTAGTTCCAAATAAGTAATCTAACTCTCCTTTTGAAGACTCTGTTAACAATGGTTTTTTAAGATTGATTATCTTTTCATTAATGTCATAAATATCTTTACCTTGTACACCAACGGTAACTTTATTTATTATATTATCCAATGTCTTCAATCTATTTTTTCTTTCTGTTTGTATTGTTTCAATTTTACTAATTATATTCTCCAATGTCAAAGTTTTTTCAACTATTTCAGGAAAATACTTTTTCAATGTCTTTTCACTTACACCTTGTATCCCCTTTATATTATCACTAACATCTCCAGAAATCATTTTAATTAGTTTAAGGTTTGTTGGGTGATGATTAAAATGTCTTAAGTAATTGTCTTTCGTAACAATAGTTCTTAGGTTTATAACGTACACACCTACTCTATCATCTATTAATTGACACAAGTCCCTATCATTAGATATAATAACAACTTTTTCATCTTCTTTTAGTTTGGTTACGTAATAAGCTATTGAATCGTCAGCTTCAACTATTTCATCTTTATATTGTCTGATGAATAATTCTTCACAGTAAGACATTACCCTTTCTTTTTGAATATATAAGTCAGGATCAGAGGGAGGTGTTTCATTATAAAAATCTTTATCCCTGTTAGACTTATATTCGTTGTATATGTCATACCTTAGTCTTCCACTAAATCTACCATCCCAGAAGACATATACCCTATCAAACCTATACTCTTTAATTACTTTTCTTAACATAGTAAGGAATTGAAAAATACCACCTATATGGGTATCTTTATAATAAAGATCTTTAGCCCCAAAATAAGCGGTTTTTAACAATGAATCCCCATCAACTAATAAAGTGTGTGTGTAGGTTTTTTTTCTATTTGGTACTTTCAACTGACATCTGATATAGGGTTAAACAATCAATCATCAGAATAATCTACTGGAGCCTCAATATATTCACTATCAGCTACAATTTCAAAATCTAATACATCATCTCCTACATTTTCGAATATCTCAGACCAATAAGCCTTTTGACTGTCTTTGTAATTGTCAATGTATTTTTTATCATCTTCAATAAAACCATGTGTAGTAGCCAATATTTTACAATCAGCGTACCCTAACCCGTTCATATGGTTTTTATGGATACCTACTTTAGTTCTAATAGCAAAATTAACTTTTCTACCTTTATTGGTAGCAGATAATTTAGATATTCCAGCACTTTTCTGATTACCAAATAAGAACACTAACGCACAAGATAAGTATATTGATTGTCCACCTTTTGGTTGTATCCTTGGTTGTCCAAATGGATTATCTGGTAAATCTACCCAAGGTTGGTTTACGAAAATCATCGTATTAGTATATGGGGATGATTCTTTTCTTGAGGATGTAATTCTTTGAGCCATACCCATTCCCCATTTTTCTGAAATAGTTCGAGCAGTATGTTGATTACCACCTTTTCCATCAAAACTCATTTTACAAGGTATAGTACCTATAGAGTCCCAACAAAATAATATATCGTGAGGTAACTCTCCGTTCTTTTGTCCATCTAAAACTTCCGTTACATATTCAAAAGCTTGTTCAATGTAGTCAAACCCTAACTTATATAATAGAAATCCATCCCAATAACCAGTGACTTCACCAGTTGTTTCATCTATTTCCTCAACGTATTCAGTTTTTAACCCCATTTGTTTGGCGTGTTCAAAACTAAATTTTTGTTCAGTGATAATGAATATAGGTAAAATACCCTTTTTCTGAGCATCTACCGCAGCTTGTATAAGTGCGGTAGTTTTCCCAGTGTCTGAATGACCTAACATCATATTGATTTGACCCATAGCGGGTCCAGGTATACCTGTAGCCTTCTGAAATGCTTCCCCTAAATCAAAGTACTTTTGTTCTTTGTACCTCTCAGCGGAGGAAAACTTTTTTCTTATAGAAGAAAAATCAGAAGTTTTCTTTTTTAAAGGTGTCTTAGCCATATATTTAATATATTAAAATGGTAGTTCTTCATCATCAGAATCATTAGAAGTTAAATCTGTAACTAATACATCTTCTTTTCCAGAATTTTCTGAGGTGTTTGACATAAATGAAATCTCTTTTTCTAATGAAGCGGATTCAGCCTCTTCTTTGTCTTCTTCAGCAACATAAATCTTTTGTTCCGAATCCCAAATAGGTGTTTTATTCGTAGCAATGATTTCTAGATACTCAATTGACTTTTTAGCGTAAACATCTTTATATGTTTCATCATTACCCATCCAATCATTAGCCTTTTCAGTTTCACTAGTTAAGATTGTAACGTCATCACACATAATCGAATTAACAACAGAATGATTTTTATCGTTTCTTCCAGCAACAATTACGATATCTCTACCTTCTCTTGGATCTGTTATATCACCTTTTAATTTAAAAAGTGGTATCAATTTATCCATCACACCATCACCAGTCCACTTATGTTTAAATCTCCAAAACTTAACACCATCATCTTCTTTGTCTCTATCAATACCTTTTACAACATACCATTTACGTGGATTTAATCCTTTAGCCAATTCTTTAGCTTTTTCTGAACCATCTTCCAGTAGTGCACTTCTAGCTTCACATAGTGGACAATGTTCACCATCATTAAGTTTAGGACAATAAGTTTTAGGGTATGTACCGTTTAACTCTTTTTCGTGGAAATATGCTTCTGTAAATGGTGATTCCTCACCTTTTCCAGGTAATATCCTAAAAGTTTTATTTTCGGATTTTACACCTTTCTGTAATTTTTCTGTAAAGTACTTTTTAAGTCTATCTTCTGAAGAAATTTTGGTTTTTGTTTTACTCTCACTATTTTTTTCATATTGTGAAAGAATTGCGTCTAATTTTTTACTCATTTTTAAAATTTTTAAATGTTTATTAGACAATAATACTAACAAAACATTAAAAAGTCAATGGGTATAACAATATATATTTGACGTTTTTTATTTAAGATTTTCTATCTATTCCACTTTCACTTGATTTAGTGTTAGTATTATATAAAGTACGAAACACATTTTTAGTCGGTGGTGGGGTTGGTTTACCAGTAACTTTGGTTTTTACTGATTTTTTTAATTTATTTTTTAATGTATCTTTTTCTGACTTTGATGGATTATAGGGTGTAGTTTTTGAAATATCTTCGATTTCTTCTTTATTTATAGTGATTTTAACTTCATTTAAATATTTTTCAATTCTTTTTTTAATGTTAAACCATCCTGAAGATAATACCATTTTAGGTAATTTAACATCACTACCTATGCTACTTAGTGCTTTATTAACACCATTAATCATATTATCAATAGTTTTGTTTTTATATTGTATCTTATTCTTATATAACCTTAGATACCCAACTCCGACATTCTCCCAAGATGTTTCAGTATCCTCAATACTTTTTATTGTAAAGTCTAAATAATAATTGTTTTCGTCTTCGGAAACATTATATCCCATATTAGAATTAGTATTTACTCTTATATTTTCGAAAATATCCCAAGGGGATTTAACATATACAGAAGCATATATTTCTATATTAGCTTTAACATCATTAGTATCTAAATTTAAAATTGTTAAATTATTTAAATTAACTTTGAAGGTGGAATTTAAAAACCCTAAATTACATGGGTTTTTATCTAAAGTTGCCCAACCACAAAGTGGGCAATCATCACATTTATGGATTCCAACAGGAGTGGAGAATGATTTATCA